CGTGAAGGTGGAAGAGGAACCGAAATCACCACTCTCCCTGGCGGACAAAATCTGGGCGAAATCACTGATATTGAGTATTTTAAAAAGAAACTCTACCGTTCGCTTAACGTCCCTCCATCACGAATGGATGGAGAAGGTGGGTTTAACTTGGGGAGATCTTCTGAGATCTTAAGAGACGAACTCAAGTTCACGAAGTTTGTTGGACGTTTGAGAAAAAGATTCTCCAACATGTTTAATGATATGCTGAAGACTCAATTAATTCTAAAGAATGTAATTACTCCCGAAGATTGGGAGGTTATGAGTGAGCACATTCAGTATGATTTCCTCTATGACAATCACTTCTCCGAACTTAAGGAGTCTGAACTGCTAAACGAAAGACTTGGCAGTCTTCAAGCAGCAGAACCTTATATTGGAAAATACTTCTCACAAGACTATGTTCGTCGTCATATTCTACGTCAAACAGATGAAGAAATTATTGAGCAAGACAGACTCATTGGCAAAGAAATTAAAGACGGAGTTATTCTAGACCCCATGGCCGAACCAATTGATCCTGCAACTGGTCAACCAATGGATCTTGGTCAACCTATTACAGAACCCGATTTAGAAAAACAGGGAAAAGCAACTGAAGCACCAGAGTTGCCAAAAGGGGGGGAAATTTAATTAAAAATGTATGAAGAGTTTGAGGATTATGACCCTCTGGAGGAATTGGATTGGTATGTTCAATTGACCATGGGGATTGATGAACTCCGCGTGTTTTATGATCACATTTGCTATTCAATTGAAATTTGGCCAGGATCTCCTGCTCGACCAGCAGAAGAGCAAGAGTATTTAAAATCATTAAAATATAAAACTTATGCAATGATTTTGCAATACAACCACGATCAAGAAAATTAATAGTTTATAAATACTATCTGATGTTACTCTTATAACATATTTTCATGGATGATTTAATGGATATGATTGTTGCTGATGAATCACCAGCAGGAGTCAGCGACAAGATTAAAGAAGTTCTTTATACAAAAGCTGCTGAAAAAGTAGAAAATCAGCGGCCACAGGTAGCAACTTCAATGTTTGATGCCGAAGGCGACTCGGAAGAGTAATTATAAATAAAAATAAATGACCCGAGTATATCAATGACTTTAAGACCAGTAGGAGCAGGAGCTTCTGTTATTATCGCTGGAACCGCAACAACTTCATCTGCTTTTAGAGTGCGGACTAATGCACTGCGTGTTGTTGCAAAAGGAAAGGGTTGTCATGTTGCAATTGGAACTGATCCAGTAGCAACAACTGCCAATTTTTATGTTGCTGCAGGCGAACCCGAAACTCTTGCAATGACGAAAGCATCTCAAGTAGTTGCTAGTGTTACAAAAGGAACAACCACAGTTATCACTGCACCCGAAGGAACTCAAATGCCTTTTGGTATTGGTGACAGAATTACTATGGTTGATGCAAATGACTCTAACTACAACACCCTGATCTCTAATACGCAAGTTACTGCTGTAAATACAACCTCTGATATTAATGGAAACTTCCAATCATCAGTAACGGTTGAAGCTAATACTGCTGGTATTAGCACCACATTTACTGCAAACTCTGGAGCATCTGTATTCACAACTCAAAGGATTTCAGTTCTTCAAGGTGCTGCTGATGCTGGTGGAGGCGGAGCACTTTATTTCCAACAAATTCAAAACACGTAAGGCAAATGAAACTCATTAGAGAAGAAATTGAATCAGTAAAGGTTATCACCGAAGGTAGGGGTGCCGAAAAGAAACTCTTTATTGAGGGTCCTTTTCTGCAAACTGAAAAGGTAAATCGCAACCAAAGAATGTATCGTCTTCCAACGATGCAGAAAGAAGTTGCGAGATATGCTGAGAACTATATTTCTAAAGGTCGTGCTCTTGGGGAATTGGGTCACCCCGATGGTCCTACCGTCAATCTCGATAGAGTTTCGCACAAGATTGTTTCTCTTAAGCAAGAAGGCAATAATTTTATTGGAAAAGCACAGATTCTTTCTACCCCAATGGGTAAGATTGCAGAGTCACTTTTAAAAGAAGGTGTCACTCTCGGAGTTTCATCCCGTGGTATTGGTTCTATCTCCCAAAATAAAGAGGGAGTTATGGAAGTCGGTGAAGATTTTATGTTAGCAACAGCTGCTGATATTGTTGCAGATCCATCTGCACCTGATGCTTTTGTTCAGGGCATCATGGAAGGTAAAGATTGGGTTTGGGATGGTGGTATTCTCCGCGAAAAATTTGCAGAGAGTGCTGAAAGAAGAATAAACACTTTGGTTGACCAAAGACGTTTAGATGAACATAAGTTAAATTTATTCAATGAGTTCATAAAATCATTGTAATTTATTAAATTATAAATAAATATAGATTAAATTCGTACAAGGTTCGGAGAGTTCAAATGTCTCGTGGAGATTTACAAGAAATGGAAGTAGGCACAAAGCAATCCAAGACCGCTGTAAATGCTAAAGCGGGAGCAGCGGACGCAATGGATGCATCAGTAGCAGGTTCTTATGAAGATCTCGGTGGTCCTACCCCCGAGAATTATAAAAGCGATGATGATTCTGCCAAGTTAAAGACACCAGGTGGATCCCTTAAGCAAGTTAAGGATGTCGTCAACAAGGGTGCTAAAGCTGCTGAAGCAGCAAAAGGCATGAAGGAAGAGGAAGAACTCGATACCGAAGCCGTTGTCGAAGAAGATCAGGAAGTCACCGATGAGGTGGTTACCGAAGAAGAGACTGAAGAAAATGAAGTAGTTGCTGAAGAAGAAACTACTGAAGAAGAGACAGTCGAAGAAGAAGTCGTTGCTGAGTATGACATCGAAGAAGATGTTAATGCTCTTCTCCAAGGCGAAGAACTCTCTGAAGAGTTCCAGGAGAAAGCACGCACGATCTTTGAAACAGCAATTACTGCAAAAGTTGCTGAAGTCAAAGAAGCATTGGAAGCACGCTATTCCGAAGTTCTCGCTGAAGAAGTTGAGGACATTAAGAAGGAATTAAATGAGCGTGTAGATTCTTACCTTGAGTACGTTGCTGAAGAGTGGTTCACTGAGAACCAACTTGCAGTTGAAGCAGGTCTCAAGAGTGAGATGACCGAATCGTTCCTTACCGGAATGAAGAGTCTTTTTGAAGAACATTATGTATCAATCCCTGAAGAAAAGTATAATGTACTTGAGAGCATGGTAGAAAAATTAGATGATATGGAAACCAAACTCAATGAGCAAATTGAGAAAAATGTTTCACTTAACAAGCGTCTCGCAGAGTCGGTTGCTGATGGAATCGTAGATCAAGTCTCTGAAGGTCTTGCACAGACTCAGAAAGAGAAGCTCGCCTCACTTGCCGAAAGTGTGGAGTTTGAAAGTGAAAATCAATATCGTGAAAAACTGGAGACATTGAAGGAATCATATTTCCCTTCAAAAGCAGTTTCTCCATCAGCTAAGAAAGAGAATCTTTCTGAGGGTGTTGACAGTTCACCCGAAACCATTAATGGTTCGATGGCTGCATACCTGAAAACTCTTTCATCATTTAGCAAATAACTGATTTTAATATTAAATCAAACACAAACATTAAATAGGTAAACCGCAATGTTCAATTCAGAGCAATTGCAGGAAAAGTGGGCACCTCTCCTCAACTATGAGGGTCTTGGTTCAATCGAAGACACCCATAAGAGAGCCGTCACCGCTACCCTGCTTGAAAACCAAGAAAAGTTTTTAAGAGAGCAAAATGCTTTCTCCGATTCAGGATCATTCCTGACTGAGCAACCTAACGTTAACACCCAGAGTGGTGCTAATGCAGGTTTCTCAGGTGGCGCAACCGCAACCGGCCCAACCGCTGGTTTCGATCCAGTTCTGATCTCGCTGATCAGACGCGCAATGCCTAACCTGGTCGCATATGACCTCGCAGGCGTTCAACCAATGACCGGTCCTACTGGACTGATCTTCGCAATGCGCTCCCGCTATACTAACCAGTCTGGCACTGAGGCATTCTACAACGAAGTCGATTCCGCATTCTCCGGTCGCGACAAGGCATCCAACGGTCAAGACGGTCAGAGCGATCCTCTTGCTGGTATGGGTACTACTGCTCAGGCAGGTACTAACCCAGGCGTACTGAACCCAGTTGGTTCCGCATCTTCCCTCGGCTATAAAGTCGGTCAGGGTATGCGTACCGATGACGCAGAATCTCTTGATGGCACTGGTAACAATGCCTTCAACCAGATGGCATTCTCGATCGAGAAAGTCACCGTCACCGCTAAGTCTAGAGCACTCAAGGCTGAGTACTCCTTGGAACTGGCACAGGACCTTAAGGCAATCCATGGTCTGAATGCTGAAGCGGAACTCGCAAATATTCTCTCTACTGAGATTCTTGCTGAGATCAACCGCGAAGTCATCAGAACCATCTACAAGACTGCTGAGCAAGGTGCTGTACAGAACACCGCTACTGCTGGTGTATTTGACCTTGACATCGACTCCAACGGTCGCTGGAGTGTTGAGAAGTTCAAAGGTCTCCTGTTCCAAATCGAGCGTGATGCCAACGCCATCGCACAAAGAACTCGTCGCGGGAAGGGCAACATCGTCATGTGTTCTGCAGACGTAGCATCTGCACTGACCATGGCTGGTGTTCTCGATTACACCCCTGCGCTCAACGCAAACCTCAATGTTGACGATACCGGCAACACGTTTGCTGGAACCCTGATGGGTAAATTCCGCGTCTACATCGACCCATATGCTGCAAACCTGACTTCCGCTAACGGAACTCCTGGTAACCAGTATTACGTCGTAGGTTACAAAGGTACTTCACCTTATGACGCTGGACTGTTCTACTGTCCTTACGTTCCTCTCCAAATGGTTCGCGCCGTTGGTGAGAACAACTTCCAACCAAAAATTGGCTTCAAGACCCGTTACGGGATTGTTGCTAACCCATTCGCGGAAGGAACCAACCAAGGTTCAGGTGAACTGCACGTCAACCAAAACCGCTACTACAGAAGAGTTGCTGTTAAGAACTTGATGTGATATAATTTCCTTACGTGTGAAGGAAGTGTAAGGGGGGTCTTCGGACCCCTCTTTTTTTATCTAAATAAGAATACGGATAAAATATCTAAAATGAAACAGACACCTAGAGAAACCAGAGAAACTCTGGAAAAATATAATTTAGTTGTTGAGCATTTGATACAAGAAGGTTACGCACAGGATCACGAATCTGCTGATCACATCATCACTGGTATGAGTGAAGAGTGGTACAGTATGATTATTAGTAATTAATTTTAAATGGCAAAAGCAAACCCATATGGTCAGATAGAAAATAGAAATTTTCTTGCACCAGTAGGATTCAAGTTCTCAATGAGAAGAAGTCCTAAGGTTGCATTTTTCTGTCAATCTGCAAACATCCCAGATTTGAGTCTTGGAATTGCTATACAACCAAACTATCTGAGAGATATTCCGACACCAGGAGATAAGATTGATTTTGGTGATTTAAATTTGACATTCTTAGTTGATGAAAATCTTGAGAACTTTATGGAAGTTCAAAACTGGATGAGAGGTTTAGGATTCCCTGAAGAGAATCAAGAATTTAGAGATCTTGAGTCAGAGGCTGATCACAAAGGACCATATGCTAAAGACAAAAGAAATGTTTATTCAGATGGAACTCTACAAATTCTGAGCAGTAATTTAGTTCCTAAATTCAATGTAAATTTTAAGGATCTATTTCCATACTCATTGACAACATTAAACTTTGATGCTACTGATACAGATATTCAATACTTTACAGCTGACGTAAGTTTCAAGTATACTAGCTACACATTGACTGATTTAGAGAACAAAAAATTATGAGCATTGATCTTGATTCAATTCAAGAGATGTGGGAAAAAGATTCAAAAATAGATCCAGACAATTTACATACTGAGTCTTTGAATATTGCATCTCTTCATGCGAAATACTTTGAATTATATAATACAATTTTTCTTTTAAGAAAAAAAGCAGAACAGCAAAGAAAAAATATTCGTCACGAAAGGTATGAATACTTTAGTGGTAAAGCTGATCCTGACGTTTATATTGAAAACCCTTTTCCTAAAAAAATTAGAGATAAAGATACAATGACTAAGTATCTTGATGCTGATGGAAAACTGTCAAATGCAAATCTCAAGATTGACTATTATGATACGATGTTAGTTTATTTGGAAAGCATTCTGAAGGTTATTCAAAATCGCACATATCAAATCAAGAACGCAATTGAGTTTATGAGATTCAACTCTGGACTAGGGTAAATAAATAATCGTAGATGAATATCTACGTTATGGTTGACACGACTGCAAATGTTGTTATATCAAAATCGAACGAAGTATTTTTAAAGATCAACGCAGAACCTCATATCGAGTATGAGTTGCGTGATCATTTCAAATTTGAAGTTCCTAATGCTAAGTTCATGCCCCAGTATCGGGGCAGAAATTGGAATGGAGAAATTCATCTATACGATATGAGATCCAAACAGATCTATGTTGGACTGTTAGATAAGATTGTCAATTTTTGTGAGAACTATGGATATACTTACAAATTTGAAGATAATAAGTTCTATGGGACTCCATATGAAGAGAATGATCATATCTCAATTGAGGGTGTTAAAGATTATATGAAGTCTATTTGTGCTCACTCACCAAGGAAGTATCAAATTGAGGGAGTATACGGCGCTCTAAAGCACAATAGAAAACTATTGATATCACCCACTGCAAGCGGCAAATCTCTGATGATTTACTCTCTTGTAAGATATTACGTTGACAAAGGTCAAAAAATCTTGCTAGTTGTTCCAACGACATCTCTTGTAGAGCAGATGTATAAGGATTTTTTTGATTATGGTTGGGATGCTGATTCATATTGTCACCGTATCTATTCTGGTAGGGAAAAGAGTAATGATGCTTCTGTTACAATTACAACTTGGCAATCTGTTTATAAACTTGAAAGATCTTTCTTTGAAGAGTATAACGTTGTAATTGGAGATGAAGCTCACCTTTTTAAAAGTAAATCTTTAATATCTATAATGACAAAATTGCACCATGCAAAGTATAGATTTGGATTTACCGGAACTTTAGATGGAACACAGACCCATAAGTGGGTGTTAGAGGGTCTATTTGGACCATCATATAAAGTCACTAAAACTGACGAATTAATGCGTCAAGGCCATTTATCTCAATTAGATATTCAATGTCTTGTTCTCAAACACAATCCACGAACGTTTGATACTTATGAAGATGAGATACAATATCTTATCTCTCATGAACAAAGAAATCGATTTATTAAAAATCTAGCACTTGATCTTAAAGGAAATTCACTTGTTCTTTTTCAGAGAGTTGAAAGTCATGGAGCAATTCTCTATGAGGAGATAAATAAAAACAAGGGTGACAATCGCAAAGTATTCTTTATACACGGCGGTGTTGATGCTGAAGAAAGAGAATTGGTAAGGGAAATAACTGAAAGAGAGAATAATGCAATTATTGTTGCCTCTTATGGAACTTTTTCTACTGGTATCAATATTAAAAATCTCCATAACGTTATCTTCGCATCTCCATCAAAATCAAGAGTTAGAAATTTACAATCGATTGGAAGAGTTCTTAGAAAAGGAAAAAATAAAACTAAGGCAATCCTCTATGACATCTCTGATGATTGTACTCATAAGTCAAGACGAAACTACACTTTAAACCACTTAATAGAAAGAATTAAAATTTATAATGAAGAAAATTTTAACTATGAAATAATCACTATAATAACTCTGTTAGGGTTGATAAGGATTAATTAGCTCTTTTTGTAAAGCTTCTCTAAAATATCTTTAGCATCATTTACTGTAGATATAAATCCCATTTCTCTTGT